TTAGTAAAAGATGGTGAAAGCGAGCAGTATGAATTGAAGCCGCTTAAAATCTCTCGTGGAGCTTTAATAGACGTATTCTATGATTTTGCTCCAGAAAGCTCTTTGCCTGGCGAAGAGGCTGAAGAAGACTTTTATCGTAAGATTGATCACAGCACAGTAATAAATAGATTTTATGTTGTTGAGCCGCATATTGATACAATAAGTATTAATTACACATGTAAGATTATGGCGTATAAGTATGATGCAGATAAAGAAGCACCAGAGGAAGTTAATCCATCGAATGGCGAATATCTTAACTTTAATTCTGATGCATTCTCTATTTAATGTCTGAAGGTTACATATATAAACATACTAACCTAATCAATGGTAAAGTTTATATAGGTCAAACGACTCAAAAGCCAGAAATAAGATGGGGAAAAGACGGAGTAAATTATAGCAGTCAAAAAGCATTTTATCGAGATATTTGCAAATATGGCTGGAATAGTTTTTCTCACGGGGTTTTAGAGATAATAGAAGCAAACTCGGATGAAGAGCTTAGGCATAAGTTAAACAATATAGAAGGTCATTATATTTTAAAATTTGAAAGCTTGTTATTTAAAAAAGGATATAACACGATAATAAATAGCGATATGCTTAGCGCTAAGTTTACATTAAGCGCAAATAGAGTCATATCAAAACATGTTGAAAGTGGTATGACTATCATAGACGCGTACAATTTATATAAGAAAGATAAAAAAACAAGGAGGTGCAATGTTGGCTAATCCGGTAAGAAGATTTTTTGAAAGGCTGATCCCTAGAAGAAAAGCCGAAATCGATAAAAACGTTGTAGAAGGCGTTTCAGCGCCTAAATATATTCCTGAAGATGATGGCATTATAAAGTCTATTTATAGCAATAGTATAACGTTATTCCAAGGTACAGATATAAATAGTATGGAAGAAGAGAAGAAAATAGCGTTATATAGACAGATGGAAAATGATGCTGTCATTTCTGCTGCTTTAGACTTATATGCTGATAATGCAACTCAAGTAAATCCTAAAACTGGTCATGCTATTTCCGTTGAGTGTAAAGACGCTGAAGTTGCTAGAGAATTAAATGATTTCCTTTGGAATAGAGTAAAGATAGACACAGAAGCTTGGCAGATTGTTAGAGATATTGCGAGAGATGGTAAGATATTTCTTGATACTAAAGTCGACAAGACCGACTGGTCATTTATTCCAGTAGAAAATCCAGCAAAAGTCAATGCGTTATTTTTAGGACAAGGCAATATAAAGTATTTTGTTGTAGCACCTGAAGAAAATAAAGACGATAAGTCATCATCTTTATTTAAACCAATTTACGGCTCGGATAAATTGAATATGGATGAATACACTGTCGAAGATAAAGACAGATTTATCGCCGGTTTTAATACTAGAGAAATTATCGGAAAGATGACAGTAGAGTTAGAGTCAAAATTTAAAGACGAGCCAATACAAGAAGAATTAATGATTAAATCAGGAAGATCTATTTTAGCAGGCGTTGTTACGACATATCAAACATTATCAGCATTAGAAGACGCTTTATTTATAAATAGATTAACCAAGTCAACGGAATTTAAGATAGTTCAGGTTGATGTTAGTGATTCAAACAATAAACAGGCAAAACAAATTATTGATGCGGTTAAGAATGCATTTAAATCAAGTGAGACAATAAATCAAACTAATGATAGATATCAAAGCAGACAAAGCCCGATTCCAATTAATGATTTCATCTATATTCCTAAAAAAGGTGAAAAAGGCGGTATTACGATTGAATCGGTTGGTGGAGATGTTGGTGAGCAGAAGCTCGATGATATTAACTACTATAGGAATAAGTTATTCGCGGGTTTAGGTGTGCTGAAAGCATATCTGGGCTTCGAGGAAACAACTCCTGGTGGTTTAGGCGATGCAACTCTTTCTAAATTAGACGAGAGATTTGGCAGAAGAGTAGTAAGACTTCAACAAGTATTAAAAGATGTTGTAGAACAGATGATATCTTATTACTGGAGATACAGCTCTTTAGACAGAAATCTTAAAAACATGCCTCAATATAAAATTATACTTGGTAAGATTTCAACTAAAGAGGAAGAAGAAAACAGAAACAGATTAGATAGATCAATGGATATAGCAAATAAATTTATCGGAATCGTAAAAGATCCGATGTTTGTTGCTAGAGTCGATGAAGATAAACTATTCAAATTTGTTTTCAACGATATCATTGGTATTAATATCTCAATGTTTGATTCAGAACCAGATAAAGAAGATATTTCACTTAAGATTCACAAAATTGGGGAATCAATAAAAAGGGATATCCCTAGAATAAAAGAAAGGCTTATGGCTAAAAGGTTTATAAGAGGAAACCATTTGCTTTTATTAAACAGTAATAACAGCGAGTTTAGCGACTTATTTAAAGAATATGGTGTCTTTGTTCAAACAAACGGCAAAGAAATTCCTTTAAGCGAAGCATTAAGACGTAGACGTTATATGAGAATCTTTGATGAAGCGACATATAAGCAATTAAAAGATGCATCAAAGATGGAAGATCCCGCTAGACTAAAAAAATCAAAAAAGCTTGTTGCCAAATATACTGGATTAGATAGCGACAATAATATCACATTTAGAATAACTGCTGAGAATCCTCAAGCAAATAAAGCTTATGGAAGGCCAACATCATACAACGTCAAGGTTTCATTAAAAGATTTAGCTGAAAAAATCGTAGACTTAGCTAATAGCGATGAAAGGCCGTCAGATAAAGATTTAATAATGACAGCACTTAAGGACGGCGATATTGGAGTTTCATGTAATTGCCCAGCAGCAATGTATTGGGGTCAACAATATAATGGAACAGTAGATGATTATTCTCTTGATAAGAACACAATTCCTCCAAAGAGAAACATTCCAACTCAGCCGATATGTAAGCACACACTAGCGGCATTGACTGTTCTGCCATTCTGGTGGAATACAATAATCAGAGATTTAAGAAATGCTGGAGTTCTTCCTAGTTCAAAAGACTTAGACAAGAAAAAAGACGATGTTACAGTATCTTTAAAGGCTAAAAACATTGAAGATATAGAAGATATTGACAACGAAGAAAAAATAAGTAGATAAGGATTGGTAAACTAACTATGGAATTAGAAAAAATTTGGGCTTATATAGTTGAATTGGGTATTGCAACAACTGAAGAGTTGTCATTAGTTACAGATATTAATGGGTATAATGAAGAAGCGCTAAATGGCGTCATTTATTCAAGAACTGGCTATTGTAACATTTATCAAGTTCTTGATGAAGATTAAGAGTAAAAGTAAATAGAGAGGTATGAATATATGAAAAATTTAAAACAACTGCAGTTAGAATCTAAAGAGTTAGAAGTTTTTGAGGCCGAGCGCTTGATTGGCGGGTTTTTAGCAGACAAAGGGATCTTAGCCAGCGTCGAGAAATTCGATAACTTTTTTAATATATACATATCTGGATATGCTAAAGAGGATGGCCGTAAAAAGATTCCTGTGGCAAAGTTGCTAGAATACTTTAAAAGCCTAGGAGTTTCTGAAGACGCGACTATTCAAAAGACAAAATTTGGCTATACGATTGAGATGTTAAATGATTGCCAGTCAGAAAAACTTATGGAAGCAGTTGATGAAAATGACGAAGGTCAAGTATGCTGTATTTGTAAGAAGGTATTCTTTGGTTGGGGTAATGATCCATGGCCAATCTCAGTGAAAGCCGATGATCGCTGCTGCGATGATTGTAATTCAAGGTTTGTTATTCCAGAAAGAATTTCACGTTTAGTAAATAGAAATAAAACAGAGGCTATTGATAAAGCGTCAGTAACTCATGCAGCTTCGAATGTCATTCTAGACAATAAGTTCATTTGGCTATTTAATGTACTAGATAAAGATGGCCAAGATATTGAAGAAGGCATTGAATATTTGCAAGATGCTATTGATATTCTAATTAAGCATAATGCAGTTTTCCTTGTAGCATTTCCTTATGTTGATCCAAAACCAGAAGATTCTTCAGTAGATCTTGTTTTTGCCGATAATCCCGGTCCTGTAGTAATCTATAATGGCGAAGAGGCAACAGTTTCTAAAGATGACATTCAACGTCCGTCAAATGAGAAAAAATCTAAAGAAGAGTC